AAGTCCTGAAGATCTAGTTAATAGACTATTTAAACTCCACCCAGAATGGGCACCGGAAGTAGCTAAACAAATTTTAAATAGGTCGCAAGTTGCGGGAAACAAATGAAACTATTTGAAATAAAAGGTCAGACTCCTAAATGGCTTTTAACAGAAAGCAAGAACACTCACCTCGAACATGTTGAAGATTTGATCTTCAATAATGGTTGGTCAGGTGCATTAGAAGCCTTGAATTATATAGAAAGCCTGCGTCATATGCTGGCAGAAGGCACAGGCAATCCTGGCAAGCTGACAGTTAAATGGGATGGCAGTCCGGCAGTCATCTGCGGTATTGATCCTGCTGACGGTAAATTTTTCGTAGGCACTAAAAGTGTATTCGCCAAAGGTCAAGCTAAACTTTGTAAATCAAATAGAGATATTCAAAAGTTCTACAGCGACAAACCTGACCTGGCAAATAAACTAGCAGTAGCATTAAAATATCTCAGTAAATTAGGTATTGGTGGAGTCATACAAGGTGACTTGATGTTTACACATGACAGTTTGACCACAGAAGATGTGCATGGTGAAAACTGTTTGGTGTTCACTCCTAACACTATTACCTATGCTGTGCCTGTGGCCAGTGAAATAGGACAACGTATCGCACGTGCTAAGATTGGTATCATATTCCATACCAGCTATTCAGGTGATTCAGTAGATACCATGTCAGCAGAATTTGGCGTCAACATCAACGGCCTAACTCCTAGTGCTGATGTATGGTTCGATGACGCTACCTACAAAGACGTTACCGGCATCGCCAGCTTGACTCCACAAGAAGACAACAAGATACAGAAATATCTGGCCGCTACCAAAGCTACCATGGACAAGATTGGTCAGCAACGTTTTGACATCATCATGCATGATCGTGAATTCCACAAGATGATCAAACCTTTTGTTAATAAAATGGTCAGAGGTGGTTCACAGATATCAGATCCTACAGCATTTATCAAAGATTTCCTAGCACACTACAATCAAGAAATGATGAAAGATGTAGAAGATCCTACCAGCAGAAAAGCACAGAATCGTATGACCAAGATACAAGCACAAGAACAGTGGATAGCAGACAATACCAATAATCTACTAGGTGTGCTGGCTACCTACAAACGTGTTATCGAGCTAAAGAACATGTTATTGGCTAAATTACGTCAAGTAGAAAGCATCAGAACATTCCAAAAAACAGCAGATGGCTATAAGGTCACTGCTCCAGAAGGCTTTGTAGCTATCGGTCACGATGGTGGCGCTGTTAAACTAGTAGATCGCCTAGAGTTTAGCCGCATCAACTTCGCTGGCAACCGATAATACACACACTTAAATTTTTATAAATTGACTAAATAACAATATGCACTTGGGTAATACCAAGAGCACATACTTAGGAGAAATATAAAATGGCATATACAACCATTCAACGTGTTGACGGTTTCGCTCAACCAACAGACGGTTTAAACGGTAACTTAACAATTACTGGTCGTACCTTAACACACTACACAATCGTTGGATCAGGCACACTTTCAGGTGGTGCATGGACTGGCGCTAACGTTGGTGTTAACCCATACGTAGTTTACAGCGCATACAGCAATCTTGCTGCAGCAATTGAATATGTTGGTTCTATCGAATTATTAGGTGACCCAACAACTAACAACGCACAATTCCGCGTTGCTATTTCAGGTGCAGCTCCAAGTGCTTCAACTGGCGCTACATCATTGCAAGCATATTGCAATGCTTATGTAACATACGGTTCAGGCGTAGCTGGTACATTAGTAACAGCATTTACATACTAATCTAACAGTTAGTATTCAAGATGTGGGAAAAAGGCATTTTAACAATGCCTTTTTTCTTGGCCATAAATAACTAGTGAGAGATCAACGATATACATATCAAGGCTACACCTTAGTAGACATAACCCCAACAGGTCAGACTTCATATTCTCCTGAAGTTGAACTGGCACGGAATCAACAGCGTAACTGGGAAACTGTGCTGCAGATCTTGAGTCTACGCACCCAACCTACGGTTTTAGAAACAGCCATCATGGTCAAAGACATCACTGAGTTTAAACATAATTTTGGTATTGGTTATCAAGGTCAACATCGTGTATGGACGTGGAAATTCAGTGTAGATTATGCAGATGTTTATAAAGATCAATACGATTATTTTGGATTGCTGAAAAATGATTTCAAGCTGACACCTGTGATACTGGGGCTAACAGAAACAGCCCGCCCAGAACAGCCTATATTTTACACGTCAGGTCCAAGTAAAAACATATACTTTATACCTATAGACTCTAACTAAATATATTAGATGCTACAGGCATTCATTAAGGCACATATTAAGGCACACTATTAAGGCTCATCAAGACAGCATCGCTCATACAGGAAAGCGAGATGCCAGGTCCATCAGAAATTGAGAAACAGAGCTTAGAAGCCCACGTTGAAATCTGTGCCGTAAGGTATAGCAACTTGGAAACTAAATTATCTAACTTAGAACATCGTATGGATAAACTTGAAGGCTACTTAGTTGGCATCAAGGAAAGTCTAGACAACAAACTTGAAGGCAGAGGCAAACAGTCTGTCAGCATCATCGTCACCATCTTAAGCGTGGTCCTAACTGGACTATTAGGTTTACTAGCCCACATCGTGTTCAAGTAATAAATACTTGCATGAAGATCGTTGAATTAACCAATCACATATTATTGCCCATTACCAACGAAGAGCAAGAATTGCTTGAACGTTTTGTTGGTGATACTCCTATCGCAAAAAGCCATCTCAATGAACGCGAGCAGATCATAGCCAATCACTTGACAGCTCGTGATGTCCTACATAGAACCAATGAAGCCGGTAAAATCTACTACAAAAAACGAATCAAGTAGCTTCGACATCGAGAAAATACGCAGATTCACTCAGTCTGAACTAGCTCGTATCGCCGATGAAACTACAGAACTGCCTTTCTGTTATCAGCTGGGATCAGATGTCCTAGTAGGCCACTACCGGGTCATCAAGATCAATGAAGATTGTTGGCGTGTAACCAAAGACTCTGATCAATTGTTTGACTTTTTTAATCGCAAGGATGCTATCTATTATTGTATAGCCCTGCACAAGGAGAAACTGCAACTGGCCGCAGATATCCGTGAGTGTGATAGGATGCTGAATAAATTAGAATTTGATGCGGCACTATATCGCCAGAGATATAAAAAAGCCCTAGATAAACAGGACGAAGACACAGCAGAATACTATTCATCACGCTATCTAGAAACTATGCAACGCATTGAAACGACTAAAAAAGAAATTAAGAAAAACCTAGATCTGGCTAAATATATTAAAGTCTAAATAGGAATCAGACCATGAAACTATCAGAAATGGCAGTTAAATCAGCCAAGAAATACAATAAATTAATGGAAAGCCGCTTTGGTTTCGCTATTAATTTCAATAACTTAACTGTTGAAAAAGCAGAAAGCCTAAGCGAAACTATCTCAGCTAACCTAAACAAGATTCGCCACAGCGTGGACCTACACACAGCAGAACGTAATCCACGTTATATGGAATTGCTAGCTGTGCAAGAAAGCATCAATACTTGGTTAGATGAACGTCGTCAACAGTTAGTTGAAGGCGAAGTTGGCAATGCTGAAGTATTATTGGCCGCTAGAAACATGGTACAAGCAGTGCAAGATGCCATCGAAAAAGTTGGCAAAATGCAAAACGAACAACTACCAGAATTACTAGATTCAATCCGTGACCAAATCGGTAGCGAACAAGCAGATGGTTTCAAAAACGCAGTAGGTTCAACATTAGAAACACTGATGAGTAACCTACAAACAGCACGTGAAGGTGTTGACAGTGGTGTGCGTATCTTAACAGGCGAACAAGTTGACAACCCAATGGCAATGCCTGATCAAGCACCAGCTGAATTACCATCACTACCAAGCGATTTAGATCAAGACGAAACAGATGGCTTTGCCGCTAGCGATGCCGCAGTAGGTGGTCCTGAATCATTAGGCCGCGAAACACGATAATCGTGCGCTTACATGAATTTACACATGGCCCAACAAATACTCCAGAGTCGAATTTAACAACGGCTCTGGAACTTATCCGCAACCGCTACAAAGATACAAAAACACCCCCAAAGATATCAACACAGAGTTTAATTAATTTAGTTTTGAACACAGACAAGACTTTTAACTATGATGCTCTGGTAGCTGCAAACGAAAGCAATCCAGCGATGAAAAACATAATCAAGAGTTTTAACAAAGATTATGTTGAATTATATCCAGCTGGTGAACCTGCCGAACCTGAACAAACCAACCAAGAACCAGACGAAGATGTAGTGGCCAACATGGCCAATGCTGCAGCCAAAAAAGACGGCGCCGCCGGATTTTAATCAAAACACTTGACACAACACAATAAATACTTTAGTATTTTACTATACTATTGTTTTTCACATGCTTGTGCGCCAAGATGATAAATACTTGTATGAAAAACAAATATGGTATTATTAAGAAGTGTTTATATTGCGGAAATGACTTTGAAACTAAACCTCGTTTCTTAGATTATTGTTCTCAAAAATGTAAAAATCCTTTAAATAGAGGAGAATATGATCCCTGGAATAAAGGGGTTAAACTTACAGAAGAACAAAAAGCAAAACAAAATACAAGCGGGCTTACAAAAGGTTGGGGATGGAATAAAGGCATACCAAATCAACTCCAATCAGAAAAATGGACAGGCAAAGGAAATCCCAATTGGGATGGAAAAATTAATAATCAACGCCCTAAGAATTATGTAGATGATGAATTTACAGCATACAAAAGAGAATGTAAAAAAGCAACATATCGTTCTTGGTACGCTATGAAGAAAGAAGGTATGGTTCCCAAATTAGGCAAAAGAAAAACAGATTGGCAAATGGATCATATTATTCCGTACGAACAAGGATTTCAGTTAGGAATAGATCCTAAAATAATTGGTGGTAGAAAGAATTTAAGATTTATATTAGGTGAAGAAAACAGAAGTAAGTGGGATAGTTTTCAACCTGATGATGTTGTTAAATCTATAATAGGAGAATAAAATGTCCTACAGCG